CTGTGGTTATATATATATATTTATGTGTATAATATATCCATCACCAACAAATATTCTATGGGTAGAGGATGTACTACGCTCTGTTAAGCTAAAAGCCGTCGAACACGCAATCCGTACAATTCATCCGCCAGTCCAAATGGAGCTGCGATCTTATTGATCAGATAAAATATTTAGGGTTTAAAAGTGCAATCGTATGAGTTGAAACTAACATGCCTGGTTTGACATGCAGTCTCGTGTCACAAGATAGTCCCTTCATAAAAATCCTACAAAATGAAGAGATAAGTCTATTAGATAACTGATACGCTTGTGGTTACACCTGGAAATTTCATTTGACTAAGCTTTGTGCCTGGATCGGCACCTAACCCGTGTGAATTTGCCAGTTTATTTTTGGGCATTGCCCGTGTTTGTTGTGTTGGTGTGCTTGAAGTGTCATGCATATTGAGATTCTCTAACGTTCGGTAATCTCCAATAGTATCGACTAAGTTTTCCATTCCGTCACGCACTTCGCCAGCTGCGCCAGCAAGTGGGTTTTTGTTTGGTGTCGGAGAATGGTATGACTCTTCAAACAAGGTGTTTTCAATGGCCGCACGGCTAAGTGAATCCACTGAAGTGTTAGGAGCATCATCGCCCGCAGAATTAACTGTAGGTTGAATTGGTGAAGTTTGTTTGATGCGTGCTCCAGTGTGTAGATCAAATTGTTCAATAGGTGTCTCAAGTGTAGTAGAGTTTTGTGTGTCTGGATACTGATGACCTCCTGATACAAAATTTTGATTTTGGCTACGTTGTACTGACATTCCTGGGGTGTTCAAATTGTTCAACGTGTGTTGCAAAAACATCTGCTCCTTCGTGTTCTCTCCTTGAGCAGCAATTGCATTTAATGTGTTTGCTCCTTTAATGCCTAAAGCACCAAGCTGGTTCTCGCCGTACGCGCTAATCGCTGCCAATTGATTAGCTCCCTGCATCTCTAACATCATCTTTGCTTGTTCCTTATTGAATCCTTGATTCAACAACAATAATTCCTTGTTGTTCTGAAAGTTTTGTTGCATGTTTAAGTAGTTACCTAAACCTTGGCCTACACCCATGAGTGCGCCAGCACCAACACTAGCAGCAGCACCTTGTACGTTGAATGTCTCAGCGGAAATCTCACGTCTTACGAGACTCTTAGTATTTCGTTGTACAAAGGCACTACTGTTGTATTTAGTGACTGGAAGTTGGGCGTTCAAAGAAATTACGTTATTGACTCGAAGATTCAATTCTTGGGACATGTAAGATGATACTAGATATTCAATTTTGTTAGTATTAAAGAAGCAAGTTCGTTTGGGTCCGTGGAAAATGAACGTCCCAACAAGATCAGAATAATCTTTAGTAGTTAATTGAAGTTGATAAATTTTGTCTGTAGCCAATACTTTACTTAAATTGTCAAAGATGCTAATGTTAGGCAAAAGTGTGGATCCAGCAGCATTTACTGCTCCCGTAGATGCGGGCGGAACTACGAAAGGTAGTTTTACTGCTTGCAAAGAAGAAGCGCCAGCAGGTAAGGTGATCGCATCTGGGAAGTTAGCAAGATTTGCTTGGGTCAATTTTGAAAAGTCAAAAGGAATTACAAGTGTGAAATTAAATCCGTAAACGGATGTTAACAAGCAATTAAATGAAGTGTCATCAGCATTGAGTGAAAGCATAGTGAATAAGGTTCCTACTTTATCATGTAACTCAGTGAAATCAAATGTAACGGAAAAAGATTGCAATTTGTTTTTATTATCAATTTTAACTTTAATTAATGGTGCAAGTACTTGATATGTCGTAACGTCGCTAACAAAATTTGGTTCAATATATTTAAGAAAAGTTTGCATGTTTTTACGGTCGAGCTTCTCGTCACGTTCTTTTTGTGAAACGTAACATTTGCACCAAACATTGGTAAATTCAATGTCCATGTAATTAGTACGGTCATCAACTTTACCAATTGAAGCTAACTCAATGCGTTTTTCATTTATGTCTACATCAGAGTTCAAAGTGAAGCTTGGTCCCTCTGCATAATCGATCAAAAGTTCAATTGAATTTATAACAGTACTTGATTTCGGATTTCGTAATTGCAACAGTGAGTTTTCATATGATATGAAGGAGCCCCAGCCAGAAGCTGTCGCCCACGTTCGTGTTATACGTTTCTGATCTTTAATTTCAAATGCTTCCGCAGTGTGTAATGTATCGGAAGCTACTACTTCAACTTGAGATTGTGTAACTTGTATGATGTTAGGTGTGAACAAGTTTCCGTCGGTGAACAATCTTACGTCTTTTCCTAAAACGTCGTCTAATGGGATGACTGTGTTGATGGATAGTTGGGCATCTCGTGTGTTATACCCAGTGTTCTTTGGGAAACCATTGAAGAAGGTTACAAAGTCTGGACTAAAAGCAGTATAAAGCTGAATTTGAGAATACAAAGATGGATTATCGAAAGTGGACACGAAATCACATTTGACAATTATTACCAATGCAGGATAATAGTCATCGTCAGCTTCGCTTGGAGGCCAAGCAAATCTGGCTTTGACTACATCATCAGTGAACGGCGAGATCGTAAGCTCAAAGTTTTGGGATGAGTTGCCGTCAATTTGGTAAGTTTGCTTTATCAACATGTCAGTTTCGGTCGGGCTGTCTAATTTTGAACGAGTCATTCCTATCAAAAGGGTTCCTGTCAAACCAGGATTGGTTTGTGATACAAATTTTACTTTAAAGGAACCATTGTAATAGGAGTCACCAGTCTTACAGGCTCTCATGAATTCATTCACGAGATCTGTGCGGGTCAAATTTAGAATAACTTTACCTGATGTTGAGCCTACTGGGATGGTGTAGTTTGCCAGAGGAGCATATTCGTAAGCAAGCATGGCTGTTGATTTCTGTGAGAAGCCAAGTTGGTGTAAACCAACCGGCAAGCCAGAATCTTGCAAAGGAACGGGTGCTCCAGGTGTTACTTTTGGCATTGGGTCTACCATCGCAGCAGAAGTAGCAGCTTGAATATTGAAAAGAGCATCACGTAGTTCATGAACGGAGAATTCTTTGCCGACAGATTCTCCGCGTTGTATCACTCGAAATTGGATACGTTTGAGAGGATTAGGGATGTAAATCTCTAAATCCTCCACTGTCACAAAAGTGAAGTGGCGGCTGCTTTGTAAGATGCGCTGAAGGTCTTTTCGATATTCTTTAAGGGAGGTATCGTATAATGGTTCACAAGAGATGGACCAAAATACGGCTCCATTTTCAGCTGTTACCTTTGCTGGTAAGCCTGATATTTTTAATTGGGTGTTAACTCTCATTCTAATGAAGAGAGACTCGAAGTATTCTTTAATGGTTTCTGGAGTCATGTTTTCACTCAATAAGTTTGTTTCAAGGTCCGGTATACGCCGGGTTAACTGTGTACCTTGAGTCGCAAAAAGATCAATAATTCGCTGGAAATTTTCCAAGATTTTATTCTTTTCATTTATGCGGAGTGACGCGTCGATATAAGCGTCCTGTTCTTTTCGTACGTTTTTAACTGCATTTTCGTAATGGCCTCTCAACAGATGGTAATTTGGGGGGCTATAGGCTGTGCGGTAATTCTTTAGAAGATATGGGTTGATTATCTCTTTAACGATTCGAATGTATGAACTGTACAATGATGAGTCATAGAATTTGAGCTCATCAAAAATTTCGTCTAAGTTAGTTTTAAGTTGATCTGGATCAATAGAAGTGGTCCAGTGCAAAAGCCGATTAATAGATGATAATTTAAGTCTTGGTGTAATAATATTCAAATTCTCGTCAAGATGGAACGTTCGCGAAATAAACGAGAGTTTAATAAGTGGCGTTAATAACGCAATCGAACCATCTTTGGCGGGTGAATCATAAGTTATGCCGAAAAGATAATTATAAGCCATTTTAAAGCTTACGAAATTTAGAATGTTTACGTAATTTAAATTTATAACGGATGCCAAGTCATCACCGTAATCAACCCAGTCTGTAATTTTGAGTATATCTTCCATCGAGTTAATTTCTACTTTGTCGAGTTGCATTTGTCGTGTGTAGCGTTCAATAAATGGTATTTGCTCGTACTTCTCTTTAATTTCAGATTTTGGTGAAATTTCGCAGTGTGCATTGTGTTGGTCTATTAAGTACAAGATGCACGCAACACGGTACAAATCGTTAACTGAACCATTTAAGTGCGTAGTAGTTTGCGCACCGGAACAATTACCTCTTTGTTTCGTGAAAACGTTGCCATCAGCAATTATAATGGCTTTATAATTGCTGACCAAAATTTGGTGAATTTGGTTTCGGATTTTAATACGGTATGTTGGATCAACTTCTTCCCATGATGCAAAGAATGTCTCGGTCCACAAGTCTGTCACTAATTCAATTGCGTTGGGCATCAAATGTTTGTCCCATGCAGAAAAGTCGCCGGCTTCTCCAAACTGTCCTAAACGCTGGAAACGTTCATACAATTGTTGGAAGTTAACGGTGTCAATTCCTACTTGGGCAAAACCTTCGCTGCGATACATTTTAATAGCGGCAAATAATGTACCTAGAATACGTCGTGTGGCATTAGAATTAGCCATAGTAAACGATTCAAAGCATCTGGTCTTCCCAACTCTTACTTTTTCAAGTGGTCTTAGTTCGCATTTTAAATTCGATTGTACCAAAGATTCACATCTTTTGTCTTGTTCCCAATAGTGCAGTGTCACTTCCTCTTGTCGTCTAACGTAGCGAGCTGCTTCGGTGTCTGCATAATGATAGATGTGTCGTCCGCATGGTAATGTTTTAAAAAGTTTTAAGACATCATTCTTGTGCTGAATATGGAATACTGATGTTACGTCGTAGCCAATGCTTCCTGTTCTATCAATGGGTTCTAAATTTTGAAAAGAAGGACAACGAGGATTAATATAAGTTCCGTTTATAACTTCAAGATCAGTGAGAGTTCGATGTTTGAATCGGCCATAGAGTTTCTTGTAATGTGGTATTAAAATTTCAAGTGCTCTGGCCAGATATTTATCTCCAAGTGACTTTCCTAAAGCATCAACCGGATCATTCAATTTATCCTGTTGTCCAATGAGTATAGATGGCTCTCCTCTTCTATTGACGGGTAAGTTCGATGGATCTTCTACTTTCTTGTTCGATGTAGCTGAGTTCATTTCTTCTCGTGGTATACGCTCATCAATTTCGTCGGTATACGGTGTTGGGATGTATTTTGATTTGAGTCGAAATGCTCTAGCCCCTTTATGTGTATAGCCAAAAGGTTCGGTGTTCTCTCCTACTTCCAAACACTCGAAAGTCTGTTTACTACCCAAATCACAATCCTGTAATATCGAGAGCGAGTGGTTATCCAACACTACTGTTTCTTCTTTTCCAAAAGCGTCGAAAGTGACTTCAGTAAATTCGAAGTACGTTTCGTCTTCAAGCTCATTTTGGTCAAGTTCGATTTCAACAGCGTCGAAGAACTCCTCATCCTCAATCTCCATGATTTGAGAATAAACAGTTTCCAAGTATTCTTGCGTGATTTGTACTGCACCAATATGAGAAGCATTGCCCCCATAATGGAGTCCACATAAGATCTCGTGTGAATCATTTAATGCGTACAATGGTAATCCGCAATCACCTTCCTTCGTGGCCATACCATAACAGAACAAAACTGATGTAACATATACGAATGCACCTTTGGTTAGATTGACAGTGTCTTTAACCAACTGTATATTCGCAGTTGTTCCAACAAGTTTGGTCCTGTTTAGTCCATTGTTATTGTTCTTTACCCTGTCGTATGTATACATCTCACTCATTGTGTGTTTAGTTCGGTTTTTATCTCGAATAAAATATTTTATCAAATTTGCTCTAGCGTTGTACCCATTTCTATTTTGAATTTGGAAAATAACAATGTCGTGGTAAGGGTCCTTCATAACTGGCTTTACCTCAAATTCTTCGTCGGTCACTAAGTATTTAACTGTTGTTTGAACATGATCTGCTTCTTCATACTTATTGCTGTTCGTATTGACTAGACAGAGGTTATGATACATCGTAATAATGACACCATTTCCAATGTCCAGTCCGTAAAGCGATTTACTAAGACCATCACCCATCGTGGTTTTAACTTTTACTAAATTGTTTTCAATTTTTGATAGAATGGAAGGTTTATCAAGAACAGCTTGCAAAGCATCGGCTTCTTTTGTTTTCAATTTGATGTTCTTCTGCTGTTTATCGTACATACTACTCTTCTCTTTTCCCTCAACTTTAGTTAAATTGGACGTTTCAACTGGTTTTGTCTTAAGGACCTTTGTTTCTTTACAAGATTGAATGTTAATGTTTGAAAGTTCGACGCAAGTGTCGCTTTTAATGAATCCGTTATCAATTAAGTTGAATTTAATACGTTGTATAATCAAATTTTTAAGTTCTCTGAAGTTAATTAAATCATCTTTGTAATTTAGAACGTCACAAGCTACGTCACAAACTAGATTATCAGCTCGATCATCAATTCGCTTATTCAATTTCCAATCAAATACAAGGTCGATTTTGTGACCTTTATATTCAAGTTGGGTTGTCTTCTTCTTCGATCCCCAAACCATTTTGATTAACATGTTTATCAAGAACGCAAACATGACTCCAGTGGCCAAGCCAAAGAGTACCATAATGAATTTGTAGATGGAAGTAGATTCGAAGTATTTGAAATAACGAACGAAACCAAGTTTCTCTTGAATTTCAGCAAGCTTTACAGATTGTTTAACGTCCAAAAGTCTCATGTAGTTAACGATTTCGCTTTCTGTAGTTGAAATGTTGTTGATATAATTTAAAAACATTAAATAGTGATCAAAAGTTATGTCCGTAATATACTCTTCTGGGGGAATTCCGTTGTGTACGATTTGTGCAAAGTCTTTCAAATGTATATTGGTAATCAGATTCCGTTCAGTGTTTTCATGCGTAAATTGAATTGTGATGTGTTTATCAACTATCGTATGTGTAAATGCAGTTTCTTCGGGTTCGTAGTCGCTACAATAATTTATTACTCCGTTCTTACATATTGCCTTAAAATCACCAGCTTTTACGATAACTGTGAAATCAACGTTTCCTTGCATTACAATGCGGTACATGTTTCTTGCTACTGCCATATATTGGTCGGGTTTACTGTTCTTAGGAATTGCAAATTCTGTTGGGTCGAAATTGAAAGTGCAATTATTTACACGACTCGTTGTTTTTACGGTGAAGCCAGAGGATACAGTTGAAATTGGTATTGCCCAAGTCTTAACAAGAGCTGATGGATTATTAGTGAATTTAATTAAATCTTCCGCAGATGGGGCACAAATCAAGATATCAATATCTTGTGAGTTTTGAGTAATGAGTTCATCAATTAATTGGGAATTTAATTTTTTAATATCAGCAATTTTCCAATGTTTACAATAAGAATTGAATTTTGAATAGATGTCAGAAATAATTTCACTTTCCGTAACTCCTTCGTAATCCAGAGTTCCTTTTCTATCTCCTTTTTCCTTAATTTTGAAAACTCTAAAGCCAGAAATGGTGTTATACATTTGGCACGATGAGATTGATCTTTTTGAGATCATTCCACCATGCATGTGCATTCCAAATAAGCCTAAGCGTCTTGGAAATCCGTTAATCTGCATTTTAGCTTGTGAGTCTACTGTCCAAACTGGAGCTCGTGGTTGTGTTCCATACCAACGGATAGCGTTATTAAACCAACGTTTTGGAAAATATGAATCATCTTGTGTGTTTAAATATTCAAATACCGGATTATTATTAGTCAAATTATTTTGAACATTAACAACGTCTCTGTTTAAGACAAGGTTGTGTGTCACAAATATAATACAAGCCTTAGGTAAGGAGTCGTAAAAATTTATGTACATAAGCTCATCATAAACACAATCGTTAAGAATAATGATCGATGGTTTAGTAATAGATTTTGCTGATTCGCGGTCAAGATAATTAAATTCAACTAATGGCATTCCCAACATCAATTTCAAGTTGGTTGCAGCTTTTCGTGCGATTGTAGTTTTACCTGTTCCTCCTGGGCCTTTAATGTTCACAACAAAGTGGTCAAGTGTTTCATTTTGTGTCACATCTTGCATCTGGTCTTGAATGGCAATAGTATCGATCTCCTGTTTAAAGCGTGGCGAATTTAGGAAGTTAATCATTTCTTGTGTTTGGAATTTTCCTTGATGTAAATGTTGCATGACTTCAATACGCGAATAACCTTGATCTTTAAAATGTTCCGTAATTTGTTGGTCGGTAATATTCGTCTTCTTAGCCTTCAATGCTACAATTTTTGATTTTAAATTGAAAGAACGTGCATTTTTAAATTTCTTTTCAAACTTCTTGATTTTTGCCGAAATGTTTTCTACTATCTGTTTCAAAGTTAAAACTTTGTACATATTGTCACCAGCTCCGTAGATCGTGTCGTCAAATTTATCTTCTTCTTCATTATAATGTTGTCGCAAATTTGGTGTTGGTTTACAAATTACTGGATTATTACGATGTTTTCCGGTTGTTGTAGTATACTGCCTGTATTCATAATGAGTGAAATCGTCGAAATTTCCTCTAGGAATTTGATCCCTAGTGTGAGATTGTTCTTGTTTAACGTTACAGAAATGTATATCTTCCAACCGAGACCAGAAGCCTTTCTCTGCTTCGCATTCTAGTTTCTTCGAGAGGTCGGTATATGCAGAGTTAGATAGCAAGAAAGAGCACACAAATGGTGTTGGTTGTGCTTTAAACATTACTTCGGCTGAATCCATTAAGAACACAACTGAAGAGTGTATTCCATTGAAGTCTCCTAGAATAGGATCTTCATGTCTTCTTGCCAAAAACTCATCGTATATCATGAAGTTTTCACCATTTAATACAGGATAGAATTTATTATCCCCAAAGTTGATAGTGGATACTGAAGGTTCAATTTGTAAATTTTCTGCAACAAGTCTGACTAAATGTTTCGATACAAATTCTGTTTTACCTGCGCCAGCGGCGCCGTAAATTCGGACCGGTAAAGTTTCTTGTCTAACCGCACTTGTTTTATAAACCGAAAGAATGCTGTTTAATTTTGTCTCCATCTTCGAAATGAGTCCAGTAAGTTGTTCTTTTGCGTTAACATATCCATGTGTTTGATCTTTAGTGGAAGTTTTAAACATGATTAATTGCTTTTTACAATATTCTACGTATGATTTAACTTCGTAAAACTTCTTAATATTCTCCAAATATGTTGTATTTTCTTCATCAACATAATCTTGCATCTTCTCGCACATATCCGCAATCAATGAATAATTGATAGTTTGTGGCGTGATGTAAATTCCAAACATATCAGCCATAAATTCAGAGATTAAGTCAACGTTCTCACGCATTTCTGCTTTGGAAGATCGTGTTAATGAAAAGAATTTCAACATTTTGTTTGTAGTTCCCTCAACTTGCATCTTAGGATCGCAAAACATCGTGGTCAAAGCAATTATTACTGATAACATGGATATTCCAGACGTAGTGGCATATTTAGCGATGTTTGCAGGTGACATTGTTCTATATGAAAATGATTGTACTGAAAATCCTCCAATCGCCATGTTGTTGTAATCGTTAATCAAAGCAAAGTGTAAATTTCGAAAGTGTTTTTGAACTTCTATATTTAATTCTGAGACAAGTTCCATATCAATTCTGTAGAACCAATTATTAATAAGCTTTAAAGTTTGCAAAAATGAGTCATTATCTGTATATTTTTGTTTAAATGTGTCAAATATTACTCGTTCAAAATGATTAATTTCAAATTTCAAAAAGATAGTATCAGTTGGTTTAGGAACTCTATATGTTTGTTTAACTGTTAAATCTGTATTCAAGATAATAATGTCTTTATTCAAGATCGTAGCATATAAGTCACAAACTTCCATAAGTTTAAAGCCATCAGCGTTAACGTATTCTAATAATTTATCATACACCTCTTCGTCTTTCGTCGGTGCATCGATGTTATCAGCCATAAGTAATATTTGGGCTTTATCAGTTGGGTAGACTTTAATTTGGTCGAGTGTGAAAACTTGTCGTTCGGACATACGCACCTCTCCGTCTTTCTGTCGTTTGCCCCATATAGCGTGATGCAAACAAAGATAATTATCTTGCGAAGTTCGTAAACTCTTAATAATGGGAATTTTAAATGTTTTGTCTTTAATGATATTTTGAAAATTAATCTCAGAAATTTTTGCAAATAGAGAGTGCCATGGTGATACTGCATTTTCATGTACAATATGTTCTTGTAATGGGATGATTTCGTTAATCATATTCTTCTTTTTTTTAACATCGGTTCGTTCTTGTGTGAATTTTTCCTGAAAGTTTTCATTTGACGCTTGTGTATGAAAAATGCGTTCGATTATTTCGGCATCAGTATCTGGTAAACAGTCGTCTGGAGAAACAATGCTCTCAACTTTAGCTTTGATGTAACTCGCTAAATGTTCGTTCAACTTATCTATGTCTACGTCAATTACGCCGAAGCCAGCCAATCGAATAATAGAAATTATTATTTGACCAACGGCAGCAACGCAACCAAGTATAGACAGAAATAGTTTTCCTCCGGTTAAACTTTGCACCACATTAACAATAATTTGTATTACTGCCAACGCTATACTAGCCCATTCGGATTTGGTGAGCATCTGTCCAACGTTAGTATTGTTGACGAAATAATCGCGTACATTTTTAAGTACTGAAGATGATATTTGTGATGTCTCGTCTTGTATGTTAAACTCTTTTACGATTTGGTGATAATTAATGTCATCTTTTTCAAATATCAAATCTTTACCTTTCTTACTGAATGTTACTTTTTGAAGGTCTTCTTGAATTTGTACTCCTTTAGTAGTCTTTTTAACAAGTTTCTTTACTTTTCTTCGCAAAATTTCTTGCAAGCGAACTGTCATAGGGCCAGAAATACGTTCGCGTTGCATTTGTCGTGATCGTGATGGTTCTTGATAAATAGGCGCGAATGGTTCAGGTTCAGTGATGAATTCATGTCGTTCAAGACGATATCGCCTACGCGCTGGTGGTATTGCTGCAGGTTCAATCGGAATTTTGTTATGCTCCATAATCTCATTTAAATTTTGCTGTGCTTTTGTCCAATATAAATTAAGTTGTACTTTTTCATATTTCGATGCTACTTTAATAACTTCAAATGCATAAAGCATTTGACTAACGATAGAGCGTAAAATTTCGTTGTATTTAGATAAACGCTGATATTTCTTCGTTCGCAATAATAATGTGTCATCAAATGAATTTAAGTTTCGTAGTAATAAGTTACGCCGGTTAAAAATATTAAGTGCACATTCTGAAAGTTCATAAACGTAAAAACAAAGGTTATCTTCTTTAAATGATTTGGAATTTCGTTCATAGATATTAAATTGGCGTTGTATTGAACGTAACAAAATTTTGAGTTCGTCCACATCTCGCTTGAAGAGCGAATAATTGATGTGCTCGTAATTTGGAAAACATTCCCAAATGTATTCTACATTTGAGAACAACTGCCGAGGCTCTCTAGGTTGAAAATCTAGATCCTCCTTTAAAATTTGCTCCTCTACTAATACACGGTGTTGACGTTTGAATTGTTTCGCTTTGATCATATACATTGTATTTACCATTGTTGTCTGCATAAGTGAAAGTTTGGAAGAAAATTTGCGTTGTCCGCGGGGTAACCCCTGCACGACCGGACTACGCCCATAAAGTCGTTATCTTTGGGAGATCTAGGTCGCTTAGTACGTCTGTCTGTCCACTAAGCTAAGATCCACTCCACTGTGTAGATAAGTCCACTGTGAAGCGCACTCCGTACTATGTATCGGTGCACCCAGCCGCCGATGGTAATTACCTAATCTATCTCGTCCATAGGCAATTCCCTTTAACTAGAAGGGCCGGCGTCGCATATAAGTTACTTTCTCAGACCATATTTCCTTCTTTTCCGCAAGCTGTTCTGAAGTTCCGCTTCCTCACCCCCGTAAGGGCTTAGAGAAGGCCTCCTTATTGTCAACCGTTCCTGTCCCGCACTAGTGCATGGTGTGTGCCACCCCTAATTGAATAGGTTTATAGTCGGACATAGCAGCCTATCGTCAGGTCAGCGTTCGGGCTACTCCCTGTGGACCAAGTTTATTCCCCACGGCTCCTCATACTACCCAAGCGTACTAAGAGTTCCATATGCTGTTACTTATAAGTTCATATACCCACAGCCAGTAATACCTAGAGAGATTTCAAACAAAGCCTCGGTTCGTAAACTCAAGGGTGGTGGTCGTGTCATAATCCCACCAAATTGCAAGAATTTATGCAACTTTCTAGTCTCTTTCGGTATACCGTACTCAATATTCATTCATACATTCATACAAAATTCATACTGAAGGTTATGGTGTTACCCAAGTTTGGTGAAACCAAAGTGAAAATTACAGTACTCACCGTATCTTACGTTTCAGCAAGTAGTAGTAATTACCTAGTATTGTTCCAATAAGCACCGTAGCATTGTTTCAGCCCTTATTTGGTACTAGTTTTAAATTGGTAGGAGCATACCAAGCTCCATATATCGCGTATAGTTGATGTTTAAACATCAACTA